GGTTTGGTTTGGTTTTTGAGATTATTATTCTTCCGGCGAGATTTACGTTTGCCTCCTATTACTTTATTATCAATCCTGCAAATTTCACCTATACATTCAATCGTTTTTATTGAACCATCACAATGTGTCTGAAATATTAATTTTAATTCATTTGTGGTATCATATACAAAAATTCTTGTATTAATATAATCACAATCTAACGATACATATTGTGGTATTGCTTTATCAAGCAAACTATAAACATGCCTAGTATAATCTTCACTAACATCTCTTCCAGTTAGCGTAGCTCGTTCTCTTATACGCCTTAATGCATTGGTTACATTACTAATTGATATTGCTAAATTCACGCTATATCCTGTATCTGTAAGTCTTTTTAAAACATTTTTAGAATACCATTCGAAATCCTTTCCTGTGCCATCAAAAATTATATTTTTTCTCTCTTCAATTGCTCTTTCGTATATTAGGTCATTAATTTCATTTACAGTGTTTCTACATGTATTATTATTTGAAAATAACATTGTTAATAATTCATCAGGATCTATATTTACAAATTCACCCTCAGACATATTTAATTTTTCTAAAGTCTTATTTTTAATAAGAGACTTACCACTTCCTGGTCCGCCAACTAAAACTATTCCTACATGTTTATAAATTGATTTATTTGAAGTGTTTAAACGGTCTTCGATAATCATTGATATGTTTTTTTCAGTAGGATTACAACTCATATAACTAGTATATAATATATCTGTAAATTATTTAATTTGTCTGGAAATTCAAGTATACAGTGATATTCATATATAAATACGCCATTAGCAAAATACTTATTTTAGCAGAAGACATAATTAAATTATTTTTTAATTTTCTGTATTTCTGGTAACAAGGCCGTAAACTTATACCGTAAACTTATAATGCCATAAAAATCGCCTGCATTTGTAAATCAATATTATCCATAATTGTTTCCATCGATTTCACATCCGTGTCCGCATTCTGCGTATTAATCAAATAAGCAGTTAAGTTCAAAATTATTTTGATTCTATCTTCTGTCCATATTTTATTCAAAGACTCGACTAATTCTGTCGTGTATAGCGGTGTCATATTATCTTTACGAAACAGATTTTCCACGCAAGTTTCATCTAAATGATTCGAAATCAGCGAAAAATAATAATTCAAGCAAAGGCGCATAATAGAACACTGTTTATAGGTTTCAATCAATTTAAGAATGCCATTTTGAGCACATGTAAATAAATCCTTTAACTTCGGATTTTGCTGTATAGACTCTTCTGACAAATAGTGCTGACATGCTATTTCAATGGGATTATACATGTATTGTAAATCGGTTTTATTCGTTTTCAAGAAATAACGACAAAGACCCTGAAACATGCCAGGATCTTGAAAATAAATAATGTTTCTTGAAATGTGTATTTTGGTTCCTACTGATTTGTTGCTAAGAATCGCCAGTTTTATTATCACGGAAAGCGGATCTAAAATGTATAAGTGTTGGTCCACCGGTCTATTATCTTGTATTATATTAGTATCCATTCTTAATCTAGGATATATAAATAGATTAAAAAATATATTTAAGTTTGTTTTTTATACTTGGTAATTTGGTAATTGGGTAACAGAATAGATTTAAGAGAAAGCATTGCTCATGAATTCGTCTGTTAGATCCTGTGGAATATTATTAAAATCGACCAATGTATTGTTAAGCTCATATTTTTTCTGAAATTCCGGGGACGAGTTCAGCCTTTCTTCAAACAACACCCTGTTTTCGAAATACTTTAATGCGGTTTTTGGACCACATTTGGGAAAAACCGATGTGATATTGTCGCTAGGGTCGCCCATTACAATTTTACAGAATAGGTCGCACTTCGGGTCATTTGTGCTGGATTTCTGGTCTGTTAGTTTCTTAAAGGCTAAATTGTATAAATGGATTCGTGGTTCTGCTAGCTGTAAATAATCTTTGTCACTGGTGATAATGTATATAGTGGAAGCAGGGTATTTGCTTAGAATATGCTTGACTGAAATGGCGATACAATCGTCTGCTTCTAAATGGGGGTGCTTTAAAATACAGGTTGCTCCTGCTTCTAGAAAGAGTTTTTCCTCGTAGACCATTTTAAAGAAGGGGGCTCCCATAAAAGCGTCCTTGGTTGCTCTGGTGCCCTTGTATTCAGGGAATAATTTGGTGCGCCAAATATCCTGCCTTCTACAGTCTTTTCCGACAACAATAATGGGTTCCGTATTTTTGTCAATCTTCAAATTTTTTTGAAGCGACTTGATGTTATTAACAAATGTTTTCTTGAATTTCTCGAGAAACTGTGGGTTTTGATAGGGGTCTAGAAGACACGCTGTATCTTCGGGGAACGCATTTTTCCACCATGTTAGTAGCGAGTGGTAACGATAGAAATTGTAGTAGCTGCCGTCGATGAATATAAAGGTCTTCGCAGACGCAGTCGCAGTCGCAGTAGTAGTATCAGTCGCCATATTTTCGAATATAGTATTCATATAATAATACTATAATAAGCAGTATTTAATTACTTTCAATTTTTTATAATATAATATAATATAATATAATATTATAATGGCAAAATTAGGAGCAGGAGCGATAGCGGGTATAGCGATAGCATGTGTTGTATTAGGATTAGGTGGTTTTTATAAATATAATACAATGGCAACTGTTGAAAATGATAGAGATTTCCTTTTACCAACGCCTGGATCTATTCGCATTGACTCTGAACGTAATTCAGTCAGCGGCGGTTCCCGAAAACATAAAAAACAAGGGAAACCAAAAAAGGCTAGAAAACATAGTAAAAGGCGTTAATCAATCAAATTCCAATAAATTGGTAACCGCTTTAGAATGATTTAATGCGGCAAACTCTTCATTTACCCGAGTTATTTGCTGTGTCAAATAATCGATTGTCATACTTTTGGTCTGAATATCCTTTTCTAATTTAGCAATGATTAATTTTTGGTTTTGAGCGTTTTCTTTTAATTTTTGGTTTTCAATATAAAAATTGGCTTTATTAAAATTCAATGTAATTAGCCAACTTTGATGAGCCTTTGTTTTTACATGTGCTGAAAAAATAGCATGCGTTTCATATGTTTTATCTTTTCTTGCGCCGCAAGAGCATAACAGTCCTTTTTTAATGATATTAAATGATGGTATTTTGTCAATGTAATTACCTTTATCGTCTATGCTGGGTGAATAAATATCGGGTTCTACTACTAATTCCATTAGTAACTTGTTAGTTATATAACTAAGATAGGATATCTCTATATTATAATTTGTTTAATTGTATTTAATTGCTGTTGCTGTTGCTTTTGCTTTTGCTTTTGCTTTTGCTTTTGCTTTTGCTTTTGCTTTTGCTTTGTTTTCTAGTTTTTTAGCAACGCATCTAAACTTGCCATTTCTGGTTTGACCAGGTTTACATTTTTTGACGCATCTGTTACTTACTATATTAAGTTCCTTATCAGGAGGACATTGTTTGAGTAATAACTTATCGAATGTATCGGGGCTGGAAAAGGGATCTAAAGTGGCGAATCTTTCCAATTCTGGGGATAGGTTTTTACCAGAGGTTTTACCAAGGTTTTTACCAGAGGTTTTAGCAGAGGTTTTAGCCAACACTGGACCCTTATTAACTAACAAATTATTATTAAAGCTCTTTTTAAGTCTCGTTAATATACCAGTTTCTAATAATATCGTCTCATATTCATTAATAAGCGCATCGACATTAATTTCTCTAGTAGCAGGATTAAAATCATACATTTTATGAAAAAAAGTAGACAACCTGGTAAACACCTCTAAGGTTATCGCACCATGTCTATGAAAACAATTTAAAATATATTTCAAAGTAAATCCAAGTCCATAAACATCGATCGAACTAACAATTCGGTCCAAAACAGTATCGTAAGCGTTAGCATCTATTAACTCATTCATACCATCAAAAAATTGTTCAATATACTCATATTTGTTAGTATCAGGCGGAGATTTGCCATCAGGATCTATATAAGAAAATAGTATATTAAAGGAATTGGGATTTTTAATTAACATGCCGAATGTGTTTTTTTTGACGACCTTGTCGTTGATTGTAACAATCATTTCACTTAGTTGAGTTTTATAGGTGTTTTTTCTTATCGCACTGAGACCATTATACGCGTCGTATCTATCCTTATTCATTAGCCCGCAGTCAAATGGATACGACCAGTGATAAATTCCAAGGAAATTGTCACTTCGCTTGGACGATTTTATAATTGTTTCTTTTGAGCGCATCAGACCGAAATCGATGAAGACCAGCTTCCCAGTTTTCAGGTCAAGCAAAATATTCTGTGGTTTTATATCATTGTGAACTATTCCATTGTCTCTAAAAAACCGGAGACCCTTTAGAAGATGATGGACTTCTAACCAGAACCGGTCTGTTTTGAATTTGGCCCTTGTTGATAAGTATTTTGTCATTTCAGAGCTACATAAGTTTTTCAAATCAGGACCGCCAAATTTCATAAGCAATATTTTGTAATCATTTGGAGCCGTTTTTACTTCCGAACTTTTAATATAAGAGCATTTTGAGATTTCAGAATCTATAATTTTATCGTTTAATTCTGGCTGGCACAATATTGGCGTCCCTAAATGATATTCGTTTACCGGGTCATATGAGCCGATAACGACGAATTCTTTAAGCTCATTTTGAGCGTCCATTGTTTTCATAATTTTCGACACATAATCAGTATATTGAATGTCAGGATTTTTCAAATCCTTTAAACAATGTAAGCTGGGTTTATGGACACAACCATAAGCACCTTCTCCTATAACATTTCGTTGTTTTACCATATTATATATAATAACCTTACAATTTATTATATATTCATCCAAAAATCCAAAAATCCATAAATCCAAATTTAAATCCAAAAATCCAAATCTAAATATCTAAACTAACCGTATTCCTGTCCGATTTAGGCTTTCTACGAGTGCGCTTAGGCACATTTGCGTCATTTTGAAGCTCCATTAGGTCATTGATACTGATTGTGCTGTTATTATTATCCGGCGTCAAACTCTCCTGTTGCTGTTGCTGTTGTTGCTGATGCTGTTGATGTTGTTGCTGTTGTTGCTGTTGACCAGAAATATTAATTGTTTTCGTCTTTAACCCAGATAAAATATCAGAAATATCACTTGGCCCCTTCATATCAGGTCGTTTAGACCTTTGATTCGGTTGAGGCTGTTCTAAACCAGGTATACCAAAGTTTTCCTTGATACTTATCCCATCCTCGTTAAAATTGCCTTGGGCCATGCTGATATCCGGTCTTCTGCTACCGATACCACTACCGATACCACTACCGTTAGCGTTACTAGACGCATTGTTTCCAGCTCTACCTGATGGCGGTGGCATCGCATTTGGGCCCTGCGTGTTTAGTGGCGCGGGCGGGCCTCTTGATTGCGCTTCGGCCGGATTCATTAAACCTCCCATAAATCCAGCAAATCCTGGATTCGTCGTGCCCATCGAATTCACCGCCGCGCTCTGGAATTGTCTCATGAGGTCCGGATTTTGCCTCATGATATCATCCATACCCGGCATTGCGCTCTTGAACATTGTATTCGTCATATGAACCATCATAGCCGAACCCCCGAGCTGGAACAAAAGCTTGAGTTCGGGTGCTAAAGTAGCCTTGGATTTGTATTTTTCAAAAAGCTCTCCAAAGACATCGTCGTAATCATTGATATTTTCGTTTATTTGCTCGCCCCAACCATCGATTTTGATGTCAAAAGGGTCGAAACGGTTATTCAAAAATTCGATACCGTTGATTATCGCCATCATCATATTACCCTGAAATTTCACGGAATTTTGTTTCGTTTTTTCTTCCATAATCATTTCATATTCGCCCTGCATTTCTGCTAAATCGGAGTCCATATTGTATTTCTTTGTTAGCTCGACTCCCTTTTTCTCTAGAGCTTCTAATCTTCTTAAAAATTTGAACTTCTCTCGCAGCAATTCGTCTTTTGTTAGTTTAGGCTGGGATGACATCCCTCTGGAGTCGGGATTCACTGGGATGTTATTGAATTTTTGATATCCATCCCATGTTTTGTTGTCCGTATCGTTACCGCGTTTTGGCGTATCGTCGAATCGGACAGATGGCGTATCATTGCTAAAGAGTGAGCCTAGCCCAAATGAGGTACCAGAACCAGAACCAGAATCAGAACCAGAACCAGAATTATATGTCTCGCTTGCTAAATTATTTAATTCATCTTCTAAATTATTCAGGTCGTCGATATCGATATCGCTAGTTGGCCCCATATTCTCAGACTTTTTTTCATTCATCAAGAGTTCAATACCGCCTCCGAAATTGGTTTTCTTTTGGTTCCAATTGCTACCACTATCTAAATTTTCAAAGTCCAATGAAATGTCTATAATATCGTTATCCATTATTATGAATTAATAAGAACATTTAATTTTAAGTATTACGAATTACAATATATATATTTTAATTAAATTGTTATTTATTATTGTTATTTGTTATCAATTTTCGCCGACTTCTACAAATTTAACATAAATATATCCATCCCCTTCTGAATATAATTTACTACAATTGATTTCAAATATTAGAGAATCGTCTACATAAAGCTTGTCATTTAGAGCATCTAACACAAATTTCACCATATTATCTAAATCCTTATTATTGATGTTATATTTTGGTGAAGTATCTTTTAATATATTGGAATTCTTGCCTGTTTTATAATGCGTTTTTGGTCGCTTACAATAAAAATGTAAGACACACCTTATCGGCTTGCTCATTTTCTCCTTCGGCATCCCTTCCGGCAGCAATTCGATGGCCTTGATGAAATCCTCTTTTTCCTTTTTTGATGGGTCGTAGGTTCCTCCGTGTAATCTATGTCGGTGTCGTTTTAAGCTGACGGGTTCAAATGGGATGGTTGTCTCGAATAGCATGCAAGGTAATATAATAAGTATAAAGTAATTATTATATTGTTTTTACAAATCTTATTTACAAATCTTATTTACAAATCTTATTTATTATTTTTATTATTTTGTATTGTAGAATATGCCGGCGATATCATTCGACTGCTCATTTGCTGCTTTTTTAGAAAATCCTGTTTTAAATCACTGTTGTTGCCCCCGTAATTAGGATAGCTGGGATCGTGTAGTGATGAAAATCTATGAGGAACATTAGTGTCAATCGGTGTTTCACTGCTTTGAAAGTATGGATTATTACCAGAAGCATATATGTATTCCATCGAATTGTATTTCATTATATGATTTGCGTTGTTTTGAATATATTGCCTATATTTCCAATTAGAAGTAATTCCTGATTCCGCGTGAATTTTATTATTAATGACGGCGTCTTGCTGCCACGACGCCTCTTTAGGATTCACAGGGGTAATCGTATAATATTTTTTAGAATCGAAAGAATTCATGTTATACTAATAATAGATAAAATTATTCATCACCTAACAATTTCAATATGTCGTTCTTTTTTAATTTAGAAGGGTCTGCAACAATACCCTTTTCTACAATAACTTCTTTAAGTTTGGGGAGAGACATTTTCTTGTATTCTGGTTTTTTGTTAGTATCTTCTAAATCTGTGATGGAAATAGTCTTTAAATCGTTTGCATAATGTTCTATACAGTGGTCATGATTAGAAACAATCAAATCGATTGGTTCTGCTAAATGAATTGATTTAATATTATCAGTTTCCGAGCCTTGATTTATATCGATGCTTTGAATTAGCGACATAGGAGCCTCTAAATCGACAATTTCGTCTAATTCACATTCGTCGTCGTCATTTGATTCGTCAGAATCATCATTGTTGTCGTCGTCGCCATTTGATTCGTCGGATTCGGATTCAGATTCGGATTCAGATTCGGATTCGGATTCAGATTCATCAGAAACAGAGATTAAACTAACTGGATCGATTATTTCGGGTGCTAAATTATTCGGATTTAAAATAGAAATAATGTGATTGGTTGACTGTGTCTCTGGAGACAACGCATCGCGAGCGTTTAATTTACTTCTAAAGAATTGTAATTCCTCTGCCATGGTAGAAATTAATCCCACCATAGAGGTAATTTTATGGTCCTGTTCGGACATTCTATAACTAACATATGCGAATATACCGCCAATTAAAATAATAATAATTGCTACGCTAAATAAAAATGAAGTGCTCAATAAATCGTTAAATGCCATTATTAAAACATGATAATATATTTTAATAATAAATACTACGAATTATTTGATTCTAACACCTCAATTAAAAATCTAACATTTAAATCTAACATTTAAATCTAACATTTAAAAATCTAACAATATTTCCTTAGGATAGTTCATATCTTTTAAAACCTTATACCCCCCTTTGATCTTGGAAATGCCTTCAATCAATAGATAAGTATATTCAAAATTGTCGTTTTTTTTACCGTTTTCATATTAAAATTTTGAATCCGATCATTTTTCTCCAATTTTTTACATAATTTAATATAGTGCGTTGTTAAAAGACAAGTTACATTGTCATTTTTTACAATATACTGTAAAAAACTTTTCGCGCTTGAAACAGCTTCCTCAGGATTTGTTCCTGAATATAATTCATCAAAAATACAGAAATGGGATTCTTCCTTTTCTTCCTTTTCTTCCTTTTCTTCCTTCGATTCCTTCTTTTCATTGATACAATCTATAATTTCTTTACACTGTCTCGCCTCTGCTTGGAATAAACTATCTCTTCCAGAGGTGTCAGGAATATTTAAATAGCAATGAAAATTATCATAAGGGCACAATTCTAAACTTTCAAAACATCCAAAGCCTATTTGTTGTGATAACAATATATTTATCATAGTGCTTTTAATAAGCGTCGTTTTACCCGATGCGTTAGGTCCGGTTATAATCATATTTTTGTCTAAATTACAGTCATTGGTGATGACTTTCGATTCATTAATAAATTTAGGATAATACATTTTTTAAAAAGGGGTTTGCTTGTAGAGTCGCTTAAAGGTTTATTCTTCTTATTTTTCTTATTCTTCTTATTTTTGTTTTTTTCGAATCCTTAATAATCGCCTTTATAAAAGTTGTCTTATTTAATTTGGAATTTTTAATATTTATATTTAACCCGCTCAGTAAATTATAATACCCATTAAATCCGAATGAATACAGGAATGCTTCATTATAATCAGTATTGTCAAATATTTGATAAAATAGATGCATGATGTGGCCAATTTCAGTAATCTTTGAAAAGGAAAATGTAAATGAACTAACTTCCGCTATTTCTTCGCTAATTTTATATAAAATAGTTTGATATTTTACGATAGACTCATTGAATTCGGAAAAGGTTGTTAGGTTGCCAGAGTTGACTAGATGGTGCTCCATTGTTTTTATGGTATATGAAATATATTTCTTAAATTTGTCCAAGTAATCGTGTATTTTTTTCATATTAGAATAAAATCGTATACAAGTTAATATATTTTGATATATTGAAAATAAATAAAACGCGGCAGAAACAAGTAAATATATTTTTTCGCCGAAATCTACATCGTGAAAGCTCGTGAATATTTTCGCGATGGCGTGATTTTGTATTAAATCCAGTAAAACTTCCGTATAATCTTTGATATTAATGTCTAATCCCTTGAATTTTATTACAAAAAAGGGAACGATTAAAATAAATATGGGTAGACACAAAGATAATATTGGAGATGCGATGTTATAAATGCTCATAAGGTGTAAAAATAATGGGTTATTGTTTAGATTTTTAGCAAAGTCCCAGTCGATATATAAATATTTTTCACAGAAAC